GACAAGGCACGCCTGTATTTCAGCGCACCGCGACACGTCGAGATCGTCAGAGCGGAGCTGGAGGGGAGGCCGAGTCATGATGATTGATCGGAGACTGGTGGCACGGTTGCAGGCACTGAAGCCGGGCGAACGGCTGATTTTACCAGCGAAGTATTCCGCAGAATTGAACGTGCGAAACCTGCTGGCGGCAGCGGGTGGTGTGCGGGGCTGGAATCTGGAGGAGAATTTGGACGCCAAAGGCAAAAGCCGGTGGACCGTGGAAAGGCAGGCACAATGAGCGGGGATAAGTTTGGGGCGTGGCATGGCGTCCTGGAGACGATGGCACAGGACCGGGAAGACCGCGAGTTTGGCCGGACTGGTCCCGGCAGCCAGTGGGATCCTGGGGAGATGCCGTGGATTCCTCGCCAGAGGATGCACCCGGATTTGGTGAAGCGGCTGCTGCAGGGCAGCGGGAAAGAAATGAATCAGCCCACAGTGGGCTGAGGTACGATGGTTGTTTTCAGGAGATGCGAGCTGTGAAGATTACGACAGGCAAAAAACAAGTCCCTCGGCGCGTGATGCTGTACGGCACACACGGGATCGGGAAATCGTCGTGGGCAGCGCAGGCCCCCGGTGTTCTGTTCCTGAACGTCGAAGACGGGCTGAACGACATCGACTGCGCACGGACTGATCAGGTGCAGTCCTGGGAACAGGTGAACGCGGTCATCATGTGGCTGGCAAACAATCAGCATCAATACAAGTGGCTGGCGATTGATTCGGTGGATTGGCTGGAGGCCATCATCCACGCACAGGTGGCAGCAGACGCAGGCAAAAAGTCGATTGCCGATATCGGCTATGGTGCGGGATACAAGTCCGCCGTGGTGTATTGGGATAAGCTTTTGACGGGGCTGGATTGGCTGCGGAAAGAGAAGGGGATTGGTATCATTCTGCTGGCACATTGTGCTATCAAGAAACACCAGGACCCGACAGCGGAAAGTTACGACCGATACCAGCCCGCGTTGCATGACACGGCATCGGCACTGCTGCAGGAATGGTGCGATGAGGTGTTGTTTGCAAGCTATCGGGTGTTCACGAAAAAGGAAGATCAGGGATTCAACCGGGACCGCGTGATTGCGTCAGGCAACGGCGAGCGGTTTGTGCGGTGTGTTGAGACTCCGACAGCACTGGCCAAAAACAGGCTGGCCATGCCGGAGGAGATTGAATTCAGTTGGGCTGCGTATGCTCAATTTCTGGTGAGTGGTTCTTCAGATGCGAAAGGTTGATTGAGATGGCGAGTTTGCGAGGTATTGACATGTCCGGTGTTGAGGCGGAAACCCCACGGGGAGCACTGCCAGCCGGTGAGTATCAGGCTGTCATCACAGACAGCGAACTGAAGCCGACGAAGAACGGCAGCGGGCAGTTCCTCGAACTGGTGTTGCAGGTTCAGGATGGGCCGTACAAGGGCCGGAAAATTTGGGACCGGCTGAACCTGTTCAACAACAACGCACAGGCGGTCTCGATTGCAAAGCAGCGGCTGAAGGCCATTCAGGATTCTGTGGGTGTTCCGAATCCCGGCGATTCTGTGCAGTTGCACAACCGACTGCTGACAGTCACGGTTGACGTGCGTGAGTACGAGGGCCGTGAGTCAAACGAGGTCAAAGGCTATGCCGTCAAGCGCAGCAGCGGGCAGCCGATGACACAGACCAGCTATCCAGCCCCCACTGCAGGGCAGATGGCAAATCCGTTTGGTTGATGGGTGTGTGTGGGTGGTGTGCAGTCCCGGCAGCGGAAACGCTGCCGGGATTTTTGGCGGGGAGATGCGAGCGATGGAAGCACGGTGGTATCAGTTAGAGGCGAACGCGGCGGCGTGGCAGTACATCAGCAGCGGGCAGGGGAATCCGCTGATCGTCCTGCCGACTGGAGCGGGCAAGTCCATTGTCATTGCACTGCTCATTCGGCAGGCCGTGGAATGGGGGCAACGGGTGCTGGTGTTGGCGCACCGAAAGGAGCTGCTGCAGCAGAACGCGGAGAAGATCGAGCGGCTGACGGGGCTGCACGTGGGGCTGAATTCCGCAGGGCTGAAACAACGTGACATTGACAGCGCGGTCATCTGCTGCGGCATTCAGAGCGTCTACAGGGACGCGGCGGAGTTTGGCAAACGCGGGCTGGTGGTGATTGATGAGGCACACCTTATTTCCGATGACGCCGGCAGCATGTACGGGCAATTTCTGGCCGAGCTGCGGAAGTTGAATTCCCGGATGTTTTGCGTGGGGCTGACGGCGACACCCTACAGGACAAACGAAGGCAGTCTGTGCGGTGACGGTCGGCTGTTCTCCGGGGTCTGCTATGAAGCGAAAACAGGGACGCTGATTGAAGGTGGATATCTCAGCAGGCTGACCAACAATCCGGCAGACTCGCAAGCGGATCTGAAAGGCGTGGCAGTCCGTGGTGGTGAGTTTGTGGCGGCTGAGATGGAGCGAGCATTCAGCGGCGATGACATCATTCACGCTGCCTGCTGTGAGCTGACGATTGCCTGCGAAGGCCGCAGCAGCGTGCTGGTGTTCTGTGCCGGTGTGAGTCACGCGGAACAGGTAGCAGCAGCCCTGCGGGATCTGACGGCGCAGGACGTGGGGCTGGTCACAGGCGAAACCCCCGCAATGGAGCGGCAGCGAGTGCTGACGGATTTCCGGGCCGGTCATCTGCGGTGGTGTGTGAATGTCGATGTCCTGACAACAGGGTTTGACGCGCCACGGATTGACGCGGTGGCAGTCCTGCGGGCGACAATGTCACCCGGTCTGTTCGCTCAAATTGTCGGGCGTGGGCTGCGGATGGCAGACGGGAAAACGGATTGTCTTATTCTGGATTTTGGGGGCAATCTGCAGCGGCACGGGGCACTGGATTCTGACGATTACGGGGTGAGCAAACCACGGAACGCGGACGGATCAGAGGCACCCTCGAAGGTCTGCCCAAAGTGCCGGGCAGAGTGTGCGCTGTCTGCGGTCCGGTGCACGGAATGCGGGCACATATTCACGAGGGAGATGGACAGGGAGCCGAAACACGGCAGCGAGATGGACACACGATCGGCGATTGTCGGCGAGCTGCCCCCGCAGTGGTACGACGTGGAGCGGATGGACTGGCACCTGCACCAAAAACGCGGGGCCGGAGAAAAGCCTCCGACGTTGTGCGTGAGTTATCAGGTGAGTGATGAGACCATGCCACCCGGAAATCTGGCGTGGATTGTGGTTCGGGAATGGGTGTGCTTTGAGCACAGCGGGTTTGCATTTGAAAAGGCGTTCAGGTGGTGGCAGGACCGCAGCCAGTTCCCGGTGCCTGGGACAGTGGCAGAGGCCGTTGTAGCACTGAATCGGGGAGCCTGCCGGAAGCCGTCACGGCTGCTGGTCAAAAAAGACGGTCAGTTTGACCGGATCGTCAAGGTTGAGTTTGCTGAGGAAAAGCCGACGCGCGTGGCTGAGTTGGTTACGCCGGTGAATGATTGGGGTGATGAGGTACCATTCTGAAGGAGATGCGAGTGATGACTGAGGAAACAACCAGCGAACAACTGGCGGAGATTGAAGGACAGCCGGAGCCGGTGCAGGTCCGCGAGGGCCGCTGGAAGACTCGGGGCGGTAAAATTGTGCAGGTTGTGCCGACCGACGAGGCACGGGAGCGCGACAGAAACAACGGGTGGCTGTGGATGGGTGCCGCAGCATCGGAATCGGACTACTGGCACGCAGACGGGACGTGGTTGCCGGCACGTGCACCGCACGATAACGATCTGGTCGATTATCTCGGGCCGATTGAGCCGGAGCCGGAGCCACAGCCAGAGCCGGAGCCACAGGCCACGGACTACACACCACCCGAGGGCTGGCGGCTGCTGGAGGTGGGTGAGGAGGTCGATATACCCGGCAGGGATCAGTACGTTCGCGGGCCGAACCGGTACATCCGCCCGATCGAGCCACAGCCACAGCCACAGCCACAGCCACAGCCGATACAGGTCTGTGAGGGCCGGTGGCAGACGCGTGACGGTAAGGTCCGCAACGTGACACCGACGCCGGAGGGTGACGGCCTGGCGGAGCGGTGGCCGTGGTGGGACGCTGCAGATCGCCATTTTTGGCGTGCAAACGGTCGCTATTACTTTGACGGAAAGGGCCCGCTGGATCTGGTCGCGTATCTCGGGCCGATTGAGTCGGAGCCACAGCAGGAGCCACAGCCACAGCCGGCAGACACAGCAATCGAGGAGCTACGCAGCGAGGTTTCCTACGTGCAGAATCTGCTGGGCGAATCACGGCAGCGAGTTACCCAGTTGGAAGAACTCGTGACAAGCCTGCGGACGATCAACGACGCAGCAGAGAGGGCCATCGAGGATGCGGGCACGGAGAACACTGCACTGCACCGGCAACTGGCAGTAGCCAAGGAAGAATTGACGATTGCGGCAGCCGTTTCCCACCAACTGCAGATCGAACTGGACGCCGCGCAGCAGGTGCCTGTAGACTCACTAGACCTGCAGCAGTTGCGATTGCGTCTCGCTGACATGACACTGGACAGGGATCTGTGCAAAACCGCTTACGATCAAATCTTTGCCGATCTGCTGACCACCA